GAGATTGTATTAATTGCTCTCCAACACCCAAATCCTTCGAGTAGTAGTTCATTAGACATGCTAATGAGTCTTCTAAGAGGGCACTACCAAAGTCTGTTTCAATGTCGATGTTAAGGAGTGCTATAGCGTTGATAGCTGCAACTTTAATGTTGCGATTCGTCACTCTATCATCGTCTACTAACTCTTTCAAGACTTCAAAAATTTTGCGCTTAGTAGTCTCATTGCTTTCGTAAGCCAACAACCCAAGACCATAACAAGCAAAAGAACGAGTTCTATCATTAACTTCAGGTTGGGAACTAATNCTACGACCAAGCGTATTATCCTGTGCTAAGTCGATTAGAATATTTAAATTCTTTTCTTCTGAGATTCCTGCGATCCCTAATGAAAGGGCTGCTGTTTCTCTGATTTCTTGATCGTGCTGAGACAATCTGGGTGAGAATACATCTACAAGCTTAAAGTCTGGGTGATCCAACCCAATCTTTGCCATTGCTACCATGCAAGAAGAATTAATGTCTCTTTGATCAGTGGAATCAATTGCTTTCTTTAAAGTTGGAAGAATAACCTTAACTTTGTCCTCTAGGGAAGGAGCTAGTGAATCTTTTGAATCAACTTTCTTTGTTGCTCCTAAGAAGTATTCATCCCCGCCGGTTACGATTACCCCTGCGTGGATTGCGTCCTTTAGTCGGATATATGGATCCTTGTTAAATTCCCACCAAAACTCCCATCGGGTTAGGTCGTCGTCTAGTCGAATGCCCCTACCCCCAGTTCTTGGGCCAACACCACCTCCAGGACCCCTTGGAGCACCAGTTGCGGGACCAGCTGCACCAGGAGTTGCAGGACCCGCAGGACCTCCTGTAGCNGGTCCNCTAGGGCCAGTTGCCGGACCTCCTGCACCAGACCCTCTACCTCCACCGGCACCTGGGGGAACTACGTCCCCTGGACCTCTATACTGACCTCCGTGAGCATGTAAATCTGCTACCAGAGCACCTAAAAGACCTAAACTGATTAGAATTTTCTTCATGAGCTTTCCTTCTTACTATACTAGTATATACTATCATAGCTTAGATCTTTCGAATATTCACTATATTAACGTAAAAACAGCCCTTAGAATGAACTAAGGGCTGTTTTTATTGGTATTATTGTTACTTTTTAGTAACAAACCTTACAGGTTAGGAATTTCTGAATAATCGTGACGATTTACGTCATACCAATCGTATAAGGTTGGGTGAGACGGGTCGCCTGGGTTCGGGAAATTAGCTGGTGGGAGAAAGGGCCATCCATTATAATAAGAAGTATGGACCCATGAGTAAACTCCGGGGATCGCGTAATTGCCTGTCAATACCTTAACTCTTGCAGCCATTGAATCAATAAGTGTAATTGTTTTTTGAGAAATTTCTTTATCGTAATTATACCCACCTGGGATGTAATATTCTATTCCTACTTGCAGAAGGTCCACATCTTCTTTGTGTCGATTACTTTGTTGGTGGCCTGGGCGTCTAGCCCACGCAGCAAAATCTCTGAAGTAATCAACTGAGTTTAATGCTGATGGTGAGAATATATCGGTACCTCCGGGTAGCCATCGTGCTACGTAGGTTGGACCGTGTACTGAGGATGCTCCCTGATTCCTTGTGATCCAAGGGTCTACTGAGCTTAATGGCTCTCTTCTATAGAATTCTTGAACAGTTATAATGTCTCCCAGGGGTCCGAGGCACCCGGAGGGGAGCGTTGTTGCCGAAGTTCCTGGGTAGGTAAGCCCTTGAGGGTCTGCGCTTCCTGCGTATATAGCAAACTTCTGAGGCTGTTGATAGCTAGAAGTTGCGTAGGTTCCTGCACTACTCACTTGTTCTACGAAAGCGTATACAATTGCCGCTAACATAGTTCCGTTGAAAGGAGCAGGAGAATTTATTGCGGATAGGGTACATCCGGCACCAGGGGTCTTGGACCCTGCCGTGTATGTGGCGGGCACACGGGAATATGAAATATTCATCCATTGGCGGGTTATCCACCAATTTCCTGAAAATACATTAGGCCCGTCAACAAACCCCTCAGGTTGGGCGGTCCCTGATGGGGTATAAATAGAGAGAGGTACTGTGGGGGTAGTTGGAGGTGTTAATGCCATGATAAGTCCTTTACGTTATTAGGTATACTGATGTCTTCTTGGGTCATAACCTGACACCATGAGTTCTGTTGCGATGGGGACAGGTTCGTTACCGCTGTATGTTGTATGTCCGTTGGGAAAATTATTAAACCAATTAGAATTTGAAGTATCCGCACCCATGAGTGAGTTTGTTACTTCATTAATTAATCTCCAGGCAAATACACGTTCTTCCTGGCTTGTTGAGTAAGGACCTGGAAGTTCAATAAACCCTCCCACTACACGGGGGTATGCTTCGCGGGGTGTCAAGAAGAATGTTCCGGGTTCTCCCCCTTCTATGCACCATTTCGCGCCTGAGGCCCAGGGGATCGCTCTAGATGGGATTATCGTAGTAACTCCGTTAGAAACAATTTCCTTATTTTGATAGTAGTTTACTATACTACCTCCGGGGATTCGGCTTGTGAAGGAAGATGCTCCACCAGGGAACAGGGAAGCATGTCTCGCGTCATCCCAGAACACTCTTTTATAGTAAGGTTGGTGAGTTACAATACGCCCGTAGGGGCCTAAAGTCCCCGACGATCCGCTGACCACAAAGCCATAAGAGTTTCCCTGAGAGTCTGATGATGCAGAATGAAGTTCAAATCTTTGGGGTTGTTGGTAGGCGGATGTGTAATAGGTTGTCCCAAGCTGCTTTTCTCTTCTGTAAGTAAGGTTCGGCATTACTAATAGCTGTGTTCCTATAATTTTTGTCCCGCAGGTTATACTTGACAAGGTTGCGCTATAACTTTGTAGCTCCGCTATTGGTTGCCTCCAATACCAAATATCCAAAGATTGCTCTTCGATATACCAATCTCCTGACACTCCAGCGGTATTGTTAGTTACATTTGCGGGAACAGTACCACTAATGGTTGCCGGGGAATAGCTTAGGGGAGGGGTGATGTTTGCTGATACATACATGGTAGGTTAATTCTCCAAAATTATTTACTTAAATAAATAACGTATTTTTTTTTAAAAGCCACTATTTATATGGAATGGCTTTGAGGATACAATCGCACCGTCAGTTACTGCAAACCATTGGAACACCCAATCCCCATAACCTCTTGGAAGATATAAGAGATTAGTCTCTAGGGGGTAGGATGTTCCAATCATTGATGGTATTACAATCTGACTGAAGGTAAGCGGGTGGAATAATTCTACTACGGCTTCGCACCCCATAGTTAAAGGAATATTGGTTTGAGCGGGGGGACCTATACTCCAAAAGTATAAATCAAAATCTCTTCTAGGTAATGACTCAAGTAAAGTGTTTGTTGTATCTTGAATCCCATGAAATGCCACCCCGGTTGGATTAGCAGATGATCTTGTGTGCCATGCTGGTATAAGTCTTCCATCAGGAGTTCCTATAGATATTGGCGAAGCTTCGGGCCAATAACTTACATTGTATCCATATTTCCTAGTTCTAAAGATGTTGTCTCCCCTTGTATTTATTCCTCCGTAAATTCTAGTTCTAATATCTGTCCAGGATGTAGTGGTAACAGATAATGGAATTTCCAGAAAAATAACTTCTTGCCTCAAGGGGGCATCAGGACCTAGCTGAATTATATTTAAGCCTTGAACATTTCCTACACTCAAAGTATGCACTGTGAGGTCTGGGAGAGTAACTTCTAATGTTAGGGGAAATCCCCCTGTAGACTCTATATCAACCAGACCTCCATCATTAAACTGATAAATTTCTAATCTAAGAGTCCCATCTGAAGGTCTAAAGGTATTTCTAAATCTTATCCTGGAGTTATGGTTTATTCCAAACGCAACAGGCTGACCTAGCACAGTTGGACCTCCTAGAGAGAAGGTCACAACCCCACCCACGTCTACCCAATCAGGGTGGTCAAACGTACTGTGAACAGCATTGGATCTCTCCCATTGGGTGTATCCCCCAACTGACGTTGGAGTTGATCCTATGTCAACTAATGCGGTTGGGGTAGCAGCATTATACTGCAAATTTGTTCTTTGAAGAACAGTGGACCACTGCTGTTGAGTCCATAAATTCCCAAAGTGAATTGCACCTGTCCCTGTTAAATTGGAGTTTATTTCAACTACCGACTGACTCTTAACTGGGGGGAGGAGGAAGGAGAGCGTTGTTAAGAGTCCAGCTAACAACTTGTTCATGAAGAAGGCTCCTAACAATTATATAGGCAGCTTCTACACGAAAGCTTATTTCTTTTAGGACTTAAAACCTGAATCGTCCAAATAATCGAAAAGTTCTGTCAAAGTGACAGGAAATTGCGGGGATATTTCTTTAAACGAACTTGATTCCCATGCCTTTTTGAATCTTTGATAAATTCTTGGCATTAGGAGGTAAACCATATGCTTGAAACTTACGTCGTCCAATTCTGTTGGACCGCAGTTGGCTGGATTTTTTAAAATTATCTTTGCCGCTGTCCTGTAAGCTTTCGAACAAGCTGTTTCAATAACTTTTTTTCTGACTTTTGTGAGGGAGGGCATGAGCTATTGCGGAAACACTTATCAAAATTTCTGTTCTTTTTCTCGGTATCAAGCATGACCTTATAGATCAGCAGGAGAAAATGAACATTGTAACAAATCACTACTAGAGACAGTAGTGACACGCTAAATGTGAATAGTTCCATGAGAGTGATTATACCTATTCAGTGGTATATTTGTTCAACCGATTGTAGATTTCGTCGAGAGTTTTAGACATTAAATTTACTCTCTCCCCTAAAATTTTAACTTCAGAGTTTGGCATACCCCACTTCATGGCTGTTGAATCTGTCATAGTCATCAACCATGAGATCGAACTCTCAAGAGACTGTAGTTTGTCTCTGAGCCTCCTAGGAAATATCCTCATAATGAATCTCCAAATATATTTACTACAGAGACACAAAAATTTGATTTCTTAGAAAAATATCCTACAAGCGGCTACATAATTGCAGGGTATCTTTTATGTTACTATCCTTAAAATTCGGTATAAGACCAGTCACACACTGCGCTGGCGGGTGCTGACTACCCTCATTTACCTTGCATTGCAGGGTAGACCTTGAGGTATATTAGCCATGTTGTTGCGCCCCCTAGGCAACCTGTAAACAACACTGTTACTGCCCAATGGGGGTTTAGGTTCTCTAGTGGACTCCAGTAGCATTGGCCCCATAGTATACCCACCCAAAATCCTGTACAGAGGATGCAATGTATCAATTTCCCTAGGAACCCGATAAAGCCTTTTCTATAGTTTGCCGATGTTAGATTTCCATGTTCGTCATATTCTCTGGACGAGTAAGATAGACGCTCTCTTAGGGGGTGTGCTATTTGGGAGTGAACTAGGATGGTTGCCATTCCGTATACTCCAAGAATCCAGATAAGTGTGTTAATTAAGTATTGCATTACGGTAACCCATGAGTCCTATCTGTCGGCACCCAACATGGTATGTCCCTATTGTGGTGCATCATGAAGTTTGCTTTTGCTTCATACCATCCGTTTCGCATTTGCCCTGACGATTCATGCATGACGATTATAGGCACAACGTAGTTAGAAAGTCCACTCAAATGCGCTTTCATTGTGAGGTGGATGTCGTAGTAGTCCCACCCTGTTTTTAAGTATGCTGGTTCGTCCAGTCCAATCTTCTTTAGATTTTCATAAGTTATTGCTAGGAAACACCCATCTAGAACCGTCACTTGACCTGATTGTCCAAAGTAATTTGGCACCATTGTAGTTGAGTCTATCCCCTGAAACACAAATCCTCTGGCATTTCCCTTTTTTCTTGCATTCCACCATGCACCGTCAGACTCAAATCTACAAGCTCCTGCCACACCCACAAACCCTACTCTGGGTCTCTTTGCCACCTCTAAATACTTTTTTAATTTCTTTGGTGTTGATAGTATTTCAATGTCATCATGGCACATTACTATAATATCATCATCTTGTATTTTAAATTGTTCAAAGTATTCAATATTGGATTTATGTCCTTCATAAATAGATATGGAGTCATAAGCTATATTGATTTTAGTGTATTCTTGAGTATCACACCAATTTACTAGTTTCTCTAGACTTGCTGGTTGTTTACTCTTTCTGCTACAAACGGAAAAATAAATCATTTATATAATATGAATAATGATAGCCAAGAGCTGGAACGGATTGCGAAAGAATTTAGAAAATGTTCTAGATCCTGCGAATATTTTACGAACAACTACATTAAAGTTGTTCACCCGATGCGGGGTTTAGTTAACTTTAAACTTTACCCTTTCCAATCACGTATCCTAGATGAATTTCAAGACTACAGACTTACTATTCTTCGAAAGTTTAGACAGGCTGGATGCACAACCCTTATGGCTGCGTATGCCTTGCATTTTTGCATATTTGGTACAAATAAGAGAGTTGCTATCCTATCGAAGGGTGACGCTGAAGCGAAAGAAGTTGTTTCTAGAATTAAAATTATGTATGAGGAACTTCCTAGTTGGATGAGGCCAAAGACAACCAGAGACAACGATCATACCCTTGCTTTCGAAAATGGGTCTTCAATTCAGTCAAAAGCTTCTGGTAAGCAGTCTGGGCGATCAATATCGGCCTCACTATTAATTTTAGATGAGGCTGCTTTCATTGAACATATTGACACAATTTGGGCTGCTGTTGGTCCTACAACCTCAACTGGTGGACGGGTTGTATGTCTTTCTACTGTGAATGGTATCGGTAACTGGTTCCATAAAATGTATACTCAAGCTGTTGAAGGGTCAAATGGGTTTCATCCGATTGACATTAAATGGAAGGAACACCCAGAGTATAAAAGGCATGAAGGGTTCGAATGGCTGTATGAGCAGATGGAGGAATGCAGTCCTCCAATTTTAGTTGATAACTGGGAAAATCAAACCAGAAGGAAACACAGCTACAAGGAGTGGTTGCAGGAATATGAGGCTAGTTTCCTTGGAACTGGCGAGACCTATATTGAGGGGGAGATTCTTAGATCTTTAAAGGAAAATTGTAATAAGGATTATTGGATAAAATATAACAATCGAATGCGTATTTGGGAGGATCCTCAACCCAATCATGAGTATGTGCTTGCCGCTGACCCCTCTATAGGTCGGGATAGGGACTATTCAGCATTTCATATCATAGACATCTATAATGGGAGGCAGGTTGCTGAGTTTTATTCCAATAGGACTCCAATTAATGACTTTGCTAGAGTTATTACCGATGAAGCAAGACTATACAACACAGCGTTTGTGTGTCCTGAAAGGAATGGTATTGGTAATAACTTAATTTATTTCTTACAACAGGAACATGAGTATGAAAATCTGGTCATGGATGATAAGCGAGACATTGGAATTATGATTACTCAAAAAAATAAAGAGAACTTACTTGCTGACATGGAGCACAATATTAGGGCAGGTAAAGTTTTAATCAATTCCGATAGATTGGTTAATGAGCTTTTAACCTTCATTATCGACCCAGACACAGGTAAAATAGAGGCAGATACTAACTGTCATGATGATTTAATTATGTCCTTTGCCACTGCAATCAATGTTTTTAACAACTTAAGGGGTAATGCCTTCATAGAAAAGAGTGCAGATAATGAATATCTTATTCCCCCAGCTATACAAAACGCATATAAATATAAGGTGCAGACATCCACACAAGGTCTCACTGAAGAGAATATTGAATGGCTACTAGGAAGATAAGAGAAGGCGCAGAAGGTTTCACTCAATTTGCGGACCCGCAAGCACCCTATAATAAAACTTATGGGTTGATTGGAAGGTTCTTTAGAAAGTTTTTTGCAAGAAATGCAGAAGACGTAAGGGATGACCAATACATAGATCCTGTCTCCAGGAAGAAAGTTGCCGCACCAAAGCCCCTTCAAGGCGATTCTGTCCAGGCTAATCAGGTTATTAAGATACCTTCTGAGTTTGGACATGAAAAAACTTTTTACCCCATCCTCCCTCAAGTAGAGTATGACCGTAAGAAGAGATACAAAGAATACGAGGATATGGATGGGTATCCTGAGATTTCATCGGCATTTGATATCTACTCAGACGATTGCACTCAAGAAAATGTGGATGGGACTCCCTGGGAGCTTGTTACCGAAGATAAGCTCGTGAAAGATGAAGTTGAAAATATGTTCGGTGAGATAAACTTAGGGAGATATCTTTGGGACATCGGCAGGAACACTGTAAAGTATGGGGACATTTTCTTAGAGACAATTGTAGATCTGAACCATATCAAGAAGGGTATCCAAAGGATCAAGATTCTAAATCCAAACTATATTTTTAGGGTTGAAGATGAGTTTGGCTACCTAAAGCAATTTTTACAGGAAATTCCAAAGAAGAACGATTGGACGACTTATGGTTCCATTGGCCCCGATTTAGACGATAGTCAGATGATTAACCTAGACCCAGGCCAGATTGTCCACTTTAGGCTACACACTTCAGACCCAACTCATTACCCCTATGGTAAATCAATTGCTAATGCTGCAAGGGTAACCTATAAGAGTTTGAAGATGATGGAAGATGCAATGCTTATCTATCGTCTTGTTCGTGCCCCTGNGAGACGTATTTTCTACATTGATACTGGTTCCTTACCCGCTTCTAAGGCTGAAATGCATATTAAGAAGCAAATGGATAAGTTCAAGAAAAGAAAGAGCTATAACGCTCAATCAGGGAACATTGAAGAAAACTTCAACGCTTTAGCTGCTGATGAAGATTTTTATATTGCTATAAATGGTAAAGGGTCTGGCACTAAAATTGATACCCTAAAGGGAGCAGAGAACCTTGGGGAGGTTGACGACGTAAAATACTTTAGAGACAAGCTCTTAGCTGCTCTTAAAANTCCTAAGGACTACATCGTAGAGAAGGATCAAGCTCCTGATCGCAAAGCTAATTTATCCCAATTAGACGTAAAGTTTGCAAGAGTTATTACTAGGATTCAAAAGTCTTTAGAGATTGGATTGGAGACAATCGCCAAGAGGCACTTGCTGCTTAAAGGGTTCCCCAAAGTTTTGGTGAATGAGCTAAAGATTAAGTTACCAGCCCCTTCGGATATGGCCTTAAAGAGGCAATTGGATATTGATCTAGCTAAGACGCAAGTAGTAATGCAGATCCTACAACTGGGTATTTTCCCTAAGGATAAGATCTACAAAGACTACTATCGGTTGTCGGATCATGAAATTGAGGAAATTAAGGACCAACTTGATAAGGAAATGAAAGAAACGGGTATGGATCAACAAGCCGCAATGATGGGAGGAGCCCCTCCTATGGGCGCACCCCCACCTCCTGAGCCAGCAGGAGAGGCCACCCCTGGAATGAGTATGGAGTCTGATGAGAACCTTCCTCCAACTCAAATGGAATCCATTGATTTTAGTTTAATGAAGAAACTCGCAGTCGAAGCAGACTGTGATGATGAGTTATTAGAAGTTCTAGAGGAAATGGAGCAGCAATAACCATTTTAATAAAGATGCCTACTAATAGTGGTCTAAATAATTTTGATAAAGTATATTAGTCATGTTAACTAACTTAATTGAATATCGTGGTAAAGAGTTTAGTAACCTGATCAAGATCGGGGATTATTTGGCTCGTACTCTAAGGGAAAATGTAGAACTATTCTATGTTGAAGATGGTGTTGCTACCTATTTGACTGAAAGTGGATCCGTAATTAGCGGAAAGTATTCATTTAAGCCAACTCTAAAGCTGTCTAAAATTGTTGTTGAGGATAGCTCAATTTTAGAGGATAGGAAAGCATATGAGTCCCTTACGGATAAGAAGGTAATGAGTATGCTGTCTAATCTCCTGGAAGACGACTACCAACAAGCCGAAGGCTCGTTTGATCAAATAATCTCGATGTTTGAAACTAAACTTGCCTACGAAAGAATTAAGACTCGTTTACATGAGAAGACCGAAAGGTTTGGGAATCAGACTAAGATTGTCTCATCGGATGAGTTTATCCGGGTTAACGAGATAAAGGATCAGATTGTGGATCTTTTGAAGGAGAATAAGGACATCCTTGGGATGGCAAGTATTAGAAATGGGATGAAGCTGGCAACCCTGGTTTCGACCTCTTTTGATTTGCCCAAGGTAACCATCAAGCAGCTTAGTGAGGATAAGGAATTCAAGGTCCAAACCACTGGTAGGACAAGTCTTTATGAACATTTGTGCCGTAAGGAGCTAATACAAAAGGAGCTTCTAGAGGCCAAGGAAAACTTTGACACGATCTGGGTGGATAACCCAGACATCCTAGACTTAGCTTCAATGGTCTACGAAAGTGGAGAAGGTAAGATCCGGCAGCAAGTTGCTACCATAGTAACCAAGGTCCCCTATTTCGCTTTATCAACAAAGAAGCAACTTACTAACCTTCTTCGTAACTCGTTGTCCATGAACGAAGTTAAGATTAAGCATACTGATGTTGCTGCCTTTGCCGGTCTAATCTATGAAATGAAGAAGCCGGTTAAGAAGTATGTCCTAAGTATTCTTAACGAAAAATACGGTATTGATGTTCGGAAGCTTAGTGAGGTTCCCACATTCAAAACCCTTCTTGTGACGGAATCGGAGATAATGCTGGCTATCGCCAAGCAGGCCCCGAAGAACTCAATTGTTAGGAAGACTTTAGTAGAGTTTGCTAATTCATTAGCTTTAAAGAATGGGTCAGAAGCTATTGATCTTGCTGATTTCTTGTCTGAGTTGTTTATTGAGGCAGGAGGTGCTCAATCTCTTAATGAAGCAAGTTTAATGGATTATATGGATTTCAACAAGGTAGCTGACGATTTAGGTAAGATTGGTCAGGTCTTAAAGATGCTAGTCCCTGCTGTAGCGAAGGTAGCCGATACTGCCGAGACCCATCAGGAGGATATGGAAGGAGCAATGGGATCACCTGAGGAAGGAATGATGCCCGAACCCTCCCCTGACGAAATGCCACCCGAAGAAGCCCCTGAGGCAGCTTACGAAGAGGAGCCCCAGGACCCATTAGGCTCCCCCGATCCTATGGACAGTGACTCAGAAGTCTCTGCAATGGATGCAGAAGCGGCAGCCGACGAGGTTCAGGATGAAGTCGCCCAAGAGGAAGAGGATGCTCAAATGGACGGTGAAGAAGCACCAGAGGATATGCTTCCCGACGAAGAATCCGACGACGAAGACCTCCCAGCAGAGGAAGGAGAGCCAGAAGAGATAGATCAGGATGATCTCACAGCCCTTCTAGCAAAAATGGAGGATCTCCTAGCGGGGTTAAGCACTGAGGGAGAGGAAGAAGAATTAGAGGATGAAGAAGAAGACTACCTCGATGACGAGGATGAAGAGGAAGACGACGAAGAGGAAGACGAAGACCCAGAGAGATACAAGCGGTAAAAGTAGGTAACCTATGTCTCATTACGTTACAAGTGGATCCCCATTAGGCATAGGATATGACGCTAGGAATCAAGCAAAAGCCTTTGTTGAATTAAGCTCAGTAACCTTGACGAACCTTAGCTCGGTTACTATAAGTGCCACTACGTATCAAAATCTTCCCGATGCAACGAATCCTACTTTAAGTGGGTTACCGGATACGTGCATTCAATCCGCTCCTGGGAGTTTTCATCTTCCAACTACAGGGAAAGCTTTAGTATGGAGTGGCACCTGTTGGGCACCTTCCTCAATTCTTGTCGGGGGTGGTGCAGGAGGTAGTACCTCCGTAAGTGATGCTACCGATACGTGCATAAGTAAAGATTCGGGAGCGTTTCAAAATCCATCTGACGGAGAAGTATTAGCTTGGAGTGGAACTTGTTGGGCACCTTCCACTATAGCTCAGGCGGGAATCCCTGTCCCACCCAGCCCTGCCGCTGTCGATGTCCTTGGTTATGCGGCTGGTGAGAGTGCTTGGGTTGCCTTGAGTCGCGCCGAGCTTGGTTATGCCTCAGTCAGTGCTGCTAATACTTTTTCAACTGGTACTCAAACTTTTCAAAATGCGATAGTAGAAGGTCTCACGGCAAATCAGATTGTTAAAACTAATGCCTCCAAGCAATTAACGTCCCAAGCAGGTCCCGGCCTTATTAAACTTGCATCTGATGGTACTCCTTCACTTATAGATATTTCTACATCAGTTGATAGTTTTTTAGATGGTGACATAGCTGCACGTTCTGTTGTCACGACTACCAATGCAAGTGCGGCTTCAAGTGTTTCAGGAGTATCTGGCACAGTATTGTATTTTACTGACGTAGGGGGATCTATAGGCCCTTCGGGAACCCCAGTATCTGCTGTCGTAGCCGAGCACGGTCAGCTTCAAACGCTACGTGACGTATCCGGGGAAAGTGTAACTGCAACTGATGGAACTCTTGTTACGTGGGATGCAAACCGAGGAAAATTTATAGGAACCATAGTTCAGGGGATGGCAACGACTTATAGTTACGATTGTGATCCTTCCCTTCCCGGTGCGACCGGAGCCGCAAGCTGTCCTGGTGCCCCAGGCACTACTAAGATTTTAGATTTTAGTAAATATGTATCTTTAAAAGAGGGGACGGGGAAAGGTGGTATACCTTCAGGGACTTGGCTTTATGCCTCAGGAACATCGTCTACGGATTTCGTTTCTCAGTAT